AAACGAAAACATTTCTAAAAAGAATAAGTTTCCCGATGATAAAAAACTAAGACAGTTTTATCAAGAATATATTAAATAATTTACAAACCCTCCCACTCGGAGGGTTTTTTATTGTATTTATATAACATGGGACAAAGATTTATTCTTACAGAACAAGAGAGAAAACAAATTCGTGGGTTATATGAACAAGGACAACCAACTAATGTACAATTTATGGCAACGGGAACAAAATTTTGTTTCTACGGTAACTGTAGAGTGGATATTAGGGTAATTAATAAGACAACAAGCCAAATACTTGTAAGTAAGGGTTTTGAAGGTAAAGACGTAACACAAGTTTACTCTCAGGTTACTAAAGCCATTCAAGACGATTTAACATCCAAAAATATAACGGGTGTTATCCTTCCAACAATAGAACAACTTCAAGACACAAGTCCAAAGAAATAGTTTTAAATATTTATACTCTATGAAACAAACCTTAAACGAACAGATAGGTAGAATTAAATCAATGATGAATTTAATTACAGAACAATCGAGCATTATCATATCAATAACGGGAGAACAACCATATTCGACAGATCCAAAAAAGAATATTACAAATTGGGATGATGTTCATGGTTACTTAGGTTCCGTAAAAATGGATGATGATTTAGAACAAAGGGTGGGGGATAAACTAAAGCAAGGTAACTATAGAGTTGTTTCGGTTACCGCCGAATCATATGTTGATGGTGATAAAGTAATCACTGACGGAGAAGCAACATTACAAGTCGATAATAACAATCCCGACATTGCATTTACAACAAGAGGTTCTATAGGTGAAAATTATGTGGCTCGTCATGATGCGCAAGTAAGTGGTTTGATTGATAGGTTATCAAAGTATTATAAAGGTGATGCGAGAAAAATCTCAACCATAGTAGTTCCAGTTTCAGGAACAACAATTGCGTATAAGCAATCATTCTTTGCGGTTTCAAAAAATTCTCAAACCAATACGCCACAACAAGAGCAAAGCGTTACAATTAAGGGAATCGATTTAGATGATTTAAGAGCCAAAATATCCGCTTCAACTAAAAATATATCTATTGACGTTTCATCTATTAAAATTGACGCTCCTAATTTCTCAGTTAGTTACAAACCAGGAAGTGAGCAAATAAAGACTATGTCATTTATATGGGACGATAGAGGTGATTTAGAAAGAAGATTCGAAGGTATTCAAGCAAAAAATCCAACAATGGAAAAAATAGAAAACGGAACAATACAAAATATCCAATGGGCGTTATCTATCATTCGTTAAACAAGTATATTTATTAACACATGAGGTTAATCATATCCGAATCACAATTAAAAAGAATTATAGCGGAGCAGTCCACACCAACACTTACGCCGTCAAATCTTCAACCTACAACAAATGTAGCATCGGGTACAATAAATCCAACAGATGGTCCTTCCCAAGGGAACATTCACGACTTTATGGCGGCTCTTGCAATCGGCACAGCATTTATACCTGTTGCGGGAATTTTTATTTCAGCAACAATCGGTATGGCGGACGCAGCGTTGTACTATAATGAAGGAGATAAAAAAACAGCAGGACTTGTGGGTGGACTTTCTATGTTACCATTTGTGGGTAAGATAGTCGCAAAAATACCAGGTATTAAAGAATTGGGTATTAAGGGAATGGCAGCGTTGGCGGGTAAGTTGGGTATTGGTGCTAAAAATTTAACAAAAGCGGAAGCAGAAATTGCGCAAGCCATTAGTAATAATTCGGTTATAATTCAAAATGAATTAACTAAACTCGCCCCAAAGTTAAAAAGTATAGTTAATGAAGTGATAGCCTCAAAAGCCCCTTATGTTCAAAAATATGGTGAGAGAGCATATAACGATTTATTAAAAAAATATCTATTTGGTGGTGTTGATAAAAAAGGATTTGTTAATACATTAAAGGGTGTTAAAAATCCTACCATAAAAATTAAACCTGTATTAGGCGGTGGTTCAGATCACAGGGTGTTTCAATCAGCAACAAACCCTAATGTTGTATTTAAAGCTGAAGTAAGAGCTGGTGAAGTTAATCTATGGTATGATACATTTAAAAAATATCCGAATATATTTGCAAAACCTTTAAAAATAGTAAAAGTAAAAGGTTATGATGGTGCACTTTTAAATGCTGTCGCAATTGAAAAATTAAATGTGACACCATTTTATACACTATGGGATGATTTAACTAAAGTGGGTGGAAAACTTAAAAATATAAGAATAAATGATGGTGACAGAGGGTTAGAAGAGGTTCTAAAAAATCTTGGGAATGTCACAAATAAACAAAAATGGAACGACATTATGGTCTTAGCAAAAAAGGAATATCCCAATTTGGTTCAAAAGATAGATGAATTAAACAACATGATTAATAAATTATATAAAATAACTCCGAAACCAGATATTAGACAATTCAATCTTGGTTATGACGAGAATGGTGTATTAAAAGCTTTGGATATATAAAGATACCCAGGGTTTGAAGACCCTGCTTAGGACCGGGACTAGTTACATAGTACCGTTGGGACATGAATTCGCTACTCATGTCCCTTTTTGATATATTTATATAGTATATGAAATTCAGTGATATTTTAATTTTAGAAGAAACTAACATAAACCCTAAGAATTTAAAATTCGGCGATAGGGGTGATGATGTTAAGAAATTACAACAATTATTAATGGATAAGGGGCTTCTTAAGACTACGTCTATGAAACCCACAGGATACTTCGGTAAATTGACAAGAGCCGCATTAGATAAAGCTAAGGGCGTAAAGAATACATCTGTAGTATCTAAGCAAGTTACATCTAAACAAGTTGAACCAAAGAAAGCTGAAACGCAACGTAATACCGTTGTATTGGTTGGTGGTTTAAACTATCGTTCTGGTGATAAATCAACATCTGAGCAAGCGTCCATGTTAAGTAACGCAATCGGTATGTCGGTTAAAGGATTTGATTATAATGCCGCTGATGGTACTATATTAGCTTTTATGAAAGCAAACCAAGGCGCCCCAATATTCTTATTTAGCGCAGGATGTAATAAAGCATTGATGCTTAGTAAATCGGAGTATGTTGATAAATCATCATTATTCATTATTGAACCATACGCTACCAGTGCAAATGTAAGAGCAATTGTTAGTGGTGCAGTAAATAATGGAGTTCCTGCAAGTCACGTGTTTGTGGGTGGAAATTCATCAAGAGGTTTGGGTGCGGTTAGTGGAGCATCTAAATCTAATGCAAAATCTCATTGGGACGCGATTGCATCCGTTGGGAAGATGGTTATGTAAAACAAACAATTAACAAATATTTATATAGTATGTACAAGAATTTTAATTTAACAGACAAAGAGAGACAGCAAATTATGGAACAACATAAGTCTCACGGTTACAAAAAACCATTGAATGAAAACAGTCAACAAGCTATGGCTATGTTGCAACAAGAAACCCAAACATTTAATCAAGAGGTTGATGAAGATTTAACACCAGAAGAATATAAGGAAGTAATGTGTTCTGATCCTAATCAAATTGAAATGCCACAAAATCTTGATGATGCACAAAAACAAAAGGCTGAAGAATTTAAAATGGCAGCAAGCAAAGCGACGCGTGAACAATTGAAGGAAGCAAAACAACAAATAAAAGCTTTAAAGAATCAACAACAACAAAACGAACAAGGGGTACCTGCATTGGTAACCATATTAGGTGTTAGCATGAATCCTGGTGTTGCAATTGCGCTTGGTTTGGTTCTATTTGTGGTTGTATTATCATTTTTAGGTAGAATGTTTAGAACAAAAAGAACAACATATTTCTGTGATGGTACAAGATCTCGCGGACTTTTTGGGCTTCTAAGATGGTAATTGATAAAATGTAGATATTTATAGATACAAAAAATAAATTAACATGGAAGAAACAAACAATTTACCGATTAACGGAACCGGAACGGTTTATCACACATCTGATTGTGGAGAGCCGCAAGTAAAAGCATACACCGATGGTGGTGCTACATTAGTATCAGATGATTGCGGTGCTTGTAGCGATGTTCACCCTGATTTGGTTACAATAATGTTTGAAGTGCTAACAGCAGGAAGAGAACGCGTTGAACCATTATATGGTTTTAACGTTCATTATTGGACAATTGAGGAATTGCACCAAGCATACAAAGCAAAAACAGGTAACGACTTTATCGCATAAAAAAAAGCCCTTCATTTAGAAGGGTTTTTTTATTATATGTTTAATCCAAAGATTTTATTTTTATTATCAGGACTTAGTCTTTCATATTCCTGTTTTTGTAATTCACTTCTATCATCATTTACATTTTTTGGTGAAATAACCGGTGCAAATGGTATTGCGTTTAAGTTCACTTTATTAGAATAATCGACAACTATATCCATACTTCTTACACCCTTCTTTGATAAGTATTGTCTATAATACTGCACAAAATCGTCTATCCTATCAACCAAATCAATACAACCAATTGAACCTGCAAATGCACCGCCATGTAAGAAGAAGCCGCCTCTACCAAATGTTTCAGTTCCACCTTTCTTTGTAATTGGTAATCTATAATTTCCCCATGCACATTGATCTTGTATTGTTCCACTATTAAAATTGTGATTGTCACCTATTTTTTCAAATTCATCTTTCACCATTTTCCCAATTTGCTCCCATGTCTTGTTTCCAGCTAATTTAAGCGCATTGCCGTTGGTTCTCGCCTGTATTGAACTAATTGTATAGTTACCTTGCGGTATTGGTCCATTATCTTTCATCCTCATGAATTCAATTTTAGTTAACGTAGTTGCTAATTGTTTTTGATAAGGGGTTAACGTATTCCATAGTTGTCTACCGCTCCATGCATTCCATTGTCTTAATATTCTACCGTTTTCCACCCAACTAAATGTTTTACCATTAAAAACAAGGTATGCGAGCGAACTTGTTTTTTCTTTTGTTGTATTTGGTACAACTGGTGTTGTTGGTTTTACAACAACTGTGTTAAAATTTAACGCTTTTTTTGTTAAAGGTCCAATTGTATTCGTTTCCCCTGATATTTTATTCTTCTCTTGAAATTTTGCTAATGCTAATTTTGTTCCTTTTCCAAAATCACCATCAATTCCGTTGTTTACGTTTGTATACTTTGTTAACATTGGTGCAAACTCTGTTTTGCTAAGTGCTGTTTGTAATTTTTTAACATCGTCTTTCGACATTGGTGTTGAGCTAGGTTTGGTGCTACCACTACCACTACCATCAACGGGTAATGATTCCACATCTTCATTTAATACACCTGATACAATTTTCTTTAATTGCGCTTCTGTGATTTTATAAACTTTCTTCATATAACGACTTGTCTATATAAATATGTAAAAATTACCTTTTAACATATACTAAACTGCCATTTTTAACCATATCGATTATTTTTTTATTGGTTTCTTCCGGTGTGGCAAAACATCCCCACGAATATTTGGTTTTCATTAATCTGTTTGAATGGAATATGATTGCACGTATTTCAGCGTTGTTATTAGTCGATTCTAAGCCCTTTACTATCATTGAGTACCCGAAACGTCCGACATATGTTCCTTTCGTCTGATAAGCCCCTGGTGATGATTTTTTGGTATTCACAACATTGCTGTAATCTGTTGCAAATGTTAACCCGCTATTTCTTGCGTGAGCCACTATGGATCGTAGAACAATGATTGATTTTTTCATATCTACCACGAATAACCTGACATCATCTATGGGTTTGGTATAATCTATAATAACCACATAATGCTTGTTGGGGGTGTTGTGTGCCATTTGCTTTTGTTTGGCTAAATCTATAATGGCTTTATCCTCATTGATAATCAGTGAGTTAAACATCATTAATAACATCAGTTTAAACATATACTATAATTTGAATACAAAGATATGGGAAATAATTAATAATACAAAAAAAATTTATGCTCCGATACCCCCGTTCGCACTCCGACCGCCTCGTTCGCGGTTTTTTATGTCTCTCTTTAAATTGGCGCATTATTATAAAAGAGTTATATCTTTGCAATCTAAAAATAACATTATGCCAGTAGTTAGAGGAACCCGTTATTCGTATCGCACAAAGAGTGGTGGGATTGTTACCAGAACCCGTAAACCACATGTTCGGAAATCACCCAAAAAAAGAAGGTAATAAATGGTTTTGCCCTGATATTTATTTAAAAATAAAAATAGATGTCACAAGCTTCACGTAATCACATTAAAATAGGATCTTCAGATAAAAATTCAATATTCGACGGAACATTTAGTTACGGGGCAAGCGGTGGCGATGATTATGGTCCAAGTTCAATTACGGGTTTTTATAATGGTGTACCAATTCCTGTGGGTGGTTATGTTATATATGTAAACAACAATGGTGTAATAACAGCACATGCGCCGAAAAACGATGCTGAATGTTTATTTTATCTAAACCAATATGGTGCAAATGCAAATAACATATCCGATGCTCTTTCATGGGCAAGTTCGGAATTAAATTTGGATGTTCGTTCAAACGAATATCAGGTAAATGAATTAAGCGGCGGTGTTACGCCAACCCCAACACCAACTATTACACCAACAATATCTGTTACACCAACGGTTACCGGTACACCAACTCAAACGCCGACGAATACATCGACTCCAACTAATACACCAACTGCAACAGTCACACCAACTCCAACATCTAGTGAAATAATTCCTGATACACCTACACCAACACCTACCAATACTACAACACCAACACCAACACCAACTACCACATCAACTTATTATTACTATTATTTATTAAATTGTAATTTAGTTGATAACAAATATGGTAGAAGTATAAACCCTTCATTAAGTGGTGATACATTTAATATTAGTGGTAATACTTGTTATTCAATCGTAGGTAATGACCCTGGACCTTATTATGATTATGATTTGGATATTGCAACTTTAGTTACAGATTGTACAGATGTGTCATGTGACGGACCAACACCAACACCAACTAATACTCCAACAGAAACACCTACAAATACACCAACGGTAACTCCTACGCAAACGCCAACAGAAACACCTACGAATACACCAACTCCAACTCCAACTGATTCGAGTTCAATAACTACATACACAATTTCAGGATGTACTAATCTAAATGTTTTAGTTGTCGATTTAGGACCAGGATTTATAGTTCTTGGAGATGTAAACTATTACACATTCACAGGAGCAACACCAAGTGGGTGTTATTCAGTCATTGGTAAGATAAATGCTCCGATAGACGACGCGTTTACCACATCATTTGGAACTGGTGGATGTAATGATTGTGAGAGTACTTATATAACTCCAACCCCAACTCCTACGAATACCGAAACTCCTACTCCTACTCCTACAGAAACTGAAGTATTAACACCAACTCCTACGAATACCGAAACTCCTACTCCTACTCCTACAGAAACTGAAGTATTAACACCAACACCAACTCCGACAGCAACAAGTACACCAACTCCAACTCCGACAGCAACAAGTACACCTACACCTACACCTACACCTACAATTGATTTAAGTGCAGTAACAACTTATACAATTTCGGGATGTACTAGTTCAAATACACTTATTGCAAATTTAATAAGTTCAAACTTAGCGCCGGGTGATACTTTCTTTTTAGAATTTACAGGTGCAACTTTAAGCGAGTGTTATACTATTGTTAATAAAATTGATGCAACACCTGATGACGGAAGTTTTCCAATTACGTTCTACCCTAATTGTGTTGATTGTATCAATGCAACAACTACAACTCCTACACCAACACCAACCGTTACATCAAGTGAAACTCCTACTCCGACACCTACTAATACAACAACACCTACCGAAACCCCAACTAACACACCAACATCTACTCCAACGGAGACGCCGACTAATACGCCTACCCCAACTAACACACCAATTCCAGATTTAGTTACAAACGGTTTAGTTATTCAATTAGATGCTTATGATAGTACAAGTTATTCTGGCGGAACAACTGTTTTTGATATTACAAGTGGATATAACCATACATTAACAGGTGCGAATTACGTAGTTCTTAACGGTATTAAATGTTTTGATTGTACAACAGGAACTAATAGAGTTGTTGTGAATGGAACGGGTCCTACATTACCAACAAGTGGATATACATATATTACTTGGGCAAGAATGTTAACAAGTAATACTGCATTTAGAACATTACTTTATACAAACTCACCAAAATACACACCAATTACTATCCCTAATGGGACAAACACATTAGGATATTGGGATTCCGAGTTTAGAAATTCGGGATATGATGTTTCATCTGAAGGTGGTATTTGGGTTCAATTTGCAGTGGTTGGAACTAACTCATCTCAAACATTCTACATAAATGGTTCACAAGTGGGAAGTACAATTGCTTTCGGTGCCGGTGGAACAACACATTGGGGATGGGGTAATAATGATTTAACAGGTCAACCTTGGGGACACGTTGCCAATATGTATTTCTACAATAGACAATTATCTCTTTCTGAAATCACACAACAATATAATTTCTTGGCACCAAGATTTGTGGAACAAACACCAACTCCAACACCTACAGTTACACCAACAATCACACCTACCAATACATTATACTAAACATAAATAAAAACAAAAAAATATGGGAACAGCAGCTCCAAAACCACGTGCTATGAGAAGTAGACGTTCAGGAATTAAAAAATTAGAAATAGTAAAAAAGAATTTAGAAATTCTTAAAAAACTTAAGGGTAATTAAATATTAAACCAATTATCTCTAACGTTTTTTTGTTTTTGAACTGGTTCACTTGGTAAATCTGAACCATTCCAATCAGCTTGAGTGCTTTTGTCGGTAAGATTAAATTCACTTAAGAATGATGCGTCCTTTTTGAGTTGTTCATACTTTTGTTCGTCAATGTTACTATATGATATACTTCTACCAAATGATCTTTGTATCTTATGTTTTTGTAATATTGGATTTGTGGACTTAAAGAATTCACCATGAACCTGCTGATACTTTCCACTTTTAGATAAATTCTGATAAAGATTACCAATTAATTTTGCTTCTTTTTTATATGTTTGATAAGTCATTACAGATAACATCTTTTCACGTTGTTTATCTGTTGATATTATTGTAAAAACTAATTCTAAACCTTGTTTAATTACTTCTTGTGATAATTCAAAGTTGGAAGAGTCTCCTCTGACTGTAACATTAAAACCATAGTCTAACGAATTAATTCGTCGCATTTCTTGTTGAAATAATGGACCATGCTGTTCTTTAAATCGTCCGTTTTGTAACCAATAAACATGTATCATTTCATGCGCTAAAACATCCTTAAAAAATTTATAGGGGATTTTAAGGAATTGGGACATGCTAAGGGAAACTATTTTAATTTCCCCACTTATTCTGTTTCTAGTTGCTTTAACAACTCCGTGTGCAACTTTTCTTGTGTTCCATAACATAGTTACAGGTTGTAACTTATTGTCAAACAATAACTTATTTAATTTAGAATACTCTTGCTGTAAATCAATTTCATTAAAATCGACTATCTCATCATCCGTATGTTCTCTAATTTCATTTAAAATTGACATCAACTTCATAAAAATAAATATAAAAATTTTTGGATTTATCTTAAAAATTAGTATTTTTACATTCTAAAACATATTATATGACAGTAGATATTCAAATTCAGTATCGCGAGTTAGTTGAAAAAAGATGTGTCGATTACAATTGGCATCTAAATGTACACGTTAAAGATGTGATGGTTTCAATGTTAATGACAAGAGATAAAATTTGGCAGGGAGGCGATTTCACTCAAGCAGTAATTGCAAATAACCTTGGTGAAGCAGTAAGACGCGCAGATAGTGATATGGCGGTTCATCTTAGACATATGGTTATAGCTCGAGATAATTTCTTTTTAGGACAGGAATGGTAAGGGATTTTGTAATATTTATATATTATGAAAATACGCTTAACAGAATCGCAAATTAATTACCTTGTTGAAAATATCAAAGATATTGATGAGGATTTGTTTTTGAAAAAAGACCCAGAAAATAAGAAATTAGTTATTTTTTCCGATTTAGATGGCGGTAATGAGACATTCAAACTTAAAGAAAAATTCAAAGAATTAGGTTTTACGTGGGATGCTTTAACCAAAAATTGGGTTGGTGATTATGATAAATTAGAAGCTATTAATGACTTAATAAAAAAACACAATAAGACAAGAGAAGTTGTTGAAGACATTGAAAATCTTATTGAATTTGTAAGACAAGAAAATATAGATCCAACATCTAAAGAACTTATCGTTAAGAATTTAATGCAGTATGTTGATGATTTGGCTAATGCAACCGATGCTGCAGCTATGGATGCTGCGATAAGAAATTATCTAACCTTTTATAGTAGATTCCACAATTATAGTTTTAATAATAGTATTATGATTATGATACAAAGACCTACAGCTACAAAAGTGGCAAGTAAAGGTGATTGGGCAAAAAGAAGTAGGGGATTAAAAAAGGGGGCAAAAGCAATTTGGATTTGGCGTCCTAATATGATTAAAGCAGCGCCTCCGGGAACTAAATGGACTGAAGAAAAACCAAAACCAGATCAAGATTATGGTGATATCGATCAAGCAATTAAACAAGGTGATGTTAAAAAACTTAGTGGCTTTGCGTTGGCTGCGGTTTACGATATTGCAGATACGTTTGCGTTTAATGAAAAGGGAGATGTACCTGAACAACCTAAATGGTTTTCGGATAATGAACCAAGCGAAATTGCAGAAGATTTAATTAAAAGAGTAAAATTCTTTAGTGAGGAACTTGGTATTAAAATAACTAAAGATACCGCTAAAGGTGGTGAAAAAGGTTATAGTGCAGGCGGACATATAAATTTATCTTCGGACGTCGCAGGTGTTGCTGAAGCGTCAACATTAGTCCATGAAATGGCACACGAATTATTGCATTGGAAGAAAAAATCTCCGTTTTATACTAATGATGAACAGTCTAACTCTCGTGAAATGAAGGAGTTACAAGCGGAGTCAGTATCATATGTAGTTTTAAAACACTATAATTTACCCGTAGCACATCACCCAACATATTTAGCATTATGGAAAGCAAATAGTGAAAAGATTAGAAAAAACATGGATATCATTACTAAATGTGCCAAATACATCATCGAGGGCATTGACAACGCAAAATTAGAAAATTAATATATTTTTTGTTTTTTCCCGTATTTTTAGCATATCTTTGTGAAAATTTACAAATATGGTATATGTTAAAAAAGTGTGGAAAGAATTTAGTGTCAAGGAGTTAACCAATATAGCTAAAGGTTGTTCCTCTAAAGAAGAATTCAGAACAAAGTACAAAGAACAATATTTTTATTGTCTAAAAAAGAAATTAGATAAAGAGATTCTTTCGTTGATTCCTCATAAGAAAAAGTGGACAAAGGAGACGTTAATTCAAGACGCTAAGAAGTATGACAAGATATCTGATTGGATGACTGGAAATATATCTGCGTACAATACAGCATTAAAAACTGAATATTATGAAGAATGTATTTCACATATGGAAAGAGGAGTTTTTGGACCTGTTAAAAAATGGGACTATAATAAAATAAAAAAAATATATTCCAAATACGATAACATTAAAGATTTAAGAACAAATGACGCTACAGCATACAATAGCGCTATTAGATATGGGTATCATAAAGAATTAGCTAAAAATATGGAACGCGGGTGGCAGAGGTTAAATTTAAAATGGACATTTGAAAATGTCAAAAAAGAAGCGTTAAAATACAATTCAATTAAAGAATTGCAAATCAAATCATCATCAGCATATAATACTGCAATTAGAAAAAAATGGTTGTTGGATATTATAGGACATATGAATGGTGGTAATACCAAATGGACGTTAGAGAAACTCGTTGAGGTTTTATCAAAACATCCACAAAATAAATGGTATAAAATTAAAGAGTGTCAAACAGCGTTTGTTTACATTAAAAGACATAAAATAAAAGACAAGGTATTGGAGCTTTTGGATAAGAAATAGGATAAATTACGATTGCTTGCGGAAGCCCCTTGTTTTACAAGGGGTTTTTTGTTGTATTGGTATATTTATATAGGTAAAACAATACAATGGGAAAAAAAATTAAGATAACCGAAAATCAATTAAAAAAATTGGTTGAGAATAAAAACAAGAAAGCTATTCAAGAAAATGATGGTGGTAGTGAAACAAACTACATGTTTTTTTCTAATTTGGAGCAATTACATAGACAAACAAAATTGTTAATGGAACTAGATCCAAATAAGGTTAATGAAACACTTAATAATGGACATGATTGGGCTGATGATCATGTAACGGTTGCAAAAGAAAACCTAAGTCAAGTGTTTGATTTTATGATGAACGAATTTAAAGGTTCTGGTGAAGAAGAGCAAGATCCATTCTATGACAGAGAAGAAGAAATCAATTACGGTACTGAAGAAGATGAGGTGGAACCAAAAGACAACGGAATTATGAACGAATCAGTTCAAAAGATTAAAAATCAATTTAAAAGATTTTTTTAATATAAACCCTCCAACTCGGAGGGTTTTTTGTGATATTTATTTAATATGAAGATTAAAGTAACGGAAGCGCAGTTCAAATTAATTAACGAAGAAAAGGAAATGGACGAAAGAAGTAGAAGTTTAGCTTTCTCAAGAAGAAAAAGACTCTATCCTGAACCTGCGAGAAGATATGTTCCTAACAGATTTAGATATGAAGATAGGATTGAGGAGGGTGACAAACCTCTAAACGACAAACAGGTGAAAAGCATCGAGGATTTAAATAAAGACGCTAAATTCTTAACTTGTGATAATTGTAGGAAGAAATTTACTCAAGTCACCTATAAAAAGAAGAAATCTTTACCCATCTGCCCTTGGTGCGGTACTCACAACAACAAATATAAATAAAATATTTTTTGTTTGTTTTAAAAAATATACATATCTTTGTGGTATAAATTTAAAATTATGAAAAAATTACTATTATTTATTTTGTTTGGAGCATTGTCCAATCTTGCATTTTCACAATCTTTTTCAAAAAAGAAACACACCAATAAAAAAGTTACTAACCCTACATCACCGAAGAAATATTCGGAATACTATGTGGTTAAATCAAAAGATGGAAAAAAAATCGATACGGTTGAGATTGTTATTGGACAACCAAAATTAGTTAAACCTAAACATAACTAAGTACCCGATTGGTATTCTCTTTTATTTTGTTGTAATGTTGGTGATGGGTTTGTTACCTGCCCTCCTCTTATCATGTTTAATAAAAAATCTAATCTCTCACCCAGATCTTTTGTTGCCATCACAACTTTACTATCAATTGTAGGTAATAGTTGTGATGCGCTATTTTTAAGATATGTTGATACATATAATTTAAAATTATTTATATATCCCGATTTTAATTTTCCCAATAATACATTTACTTCATTATTTAATTCAGTGATTTTTGCCACCTTCACGGGATTTGTGCCATTACCGGCTTTATCTTCAATTTCTTGTAATGAAATAATTTTATTTGCTATTGGTGTAAAATCAATATCTAAATTTTCTCTTGTGACAAAACCTTTAACCTTAGCCATTACAGGTAAAATTGTGTCCTTTTGAGCTTCATCTACAAATTTACCGCGTCCTGATAACATGTTTTGTGCCATATTATTTAATAAATCTATCATAGATTTATTACCTTTTTTAGAATATTCGGCGAACGTTGTTTTTTCAGGATTTTTAAGGGATAGTTGTGACAATAAAAAATAAATTGTATTTATTGTTGGTTGCGTATTATACGCAGCATTAACGTTTAAATTAACGCTTTCACTGTTTCTTTTTGTTTGAAACCCAATTGTCGCCACGCCACCTTTACCTTTCATTTGATCCATTAACCTTTTAATGGCTAATAAACCATTGTGTGAAGCTGCAACCCATAAACCTGAAACGAAATTAAATGTCTTTGTGCCTTTAGTTTCTAATGCCACCCCCGCCTTACCAGGAGCCTGATATACCTCAATATAATCAAAGTAACCACCCATATCACCATCGTCTTTAGGATCGTTAGTTACTGGCGTGTATGGTGTAAAAATTGATAAAAATGTTTTTGGATCTTTGGTGCTTTGCTCAATCACTTTACTAATTTGTGCAACATAGAATTTAGTTTCATTTTGAGCACCGTTTGGTAAACCGAACGAACTACTTAACATTGCGTGCGTTATTTTACTGGCATCGGTTTCAGCCACGAATTCGTTTACCGTTGCACCTTGTTCGTTAATAAAATTATTGATGACACTTTTTACTTGTGATTCTGTTAATATTATTTTCTTCATATTAATATAAATACTTTGAAAGTTAAGATATATTTATTATAAAAGAAATACTATGCTATTAAAAATTGGTTCAGAAGGACAAGACGTTATTAAATTACAAAATAAATTAGGTGTTGAACCAATTGGAAAGTTCGGTCCTAAGACTGAAGCGGCAGTTAAAGCTTGGCAATCAGCTAATGGAATTACTGCTGATGGTATAGTTGGAGATGGTACTTGGGGTAAGATGTTTGCGGAGAACGTTGTTAGTGCACCTACATTAATTACAGAGCCCGCGCCAATTAAGAGTGTTGGTGGCTTAAAGTTAGAGAAGTTAAAGGGACATATTCCTGATACTGTAATTGCACAAATACCAGATACCGCAGCTAAATTTGAAATTAACACCCCTTTAAGGTTAGCACACTTCTTAGCACAATGCGGACACGAAAGTGGCGGATTTAGGCTTACAAAGGAGAATTTGAACTATTCTGCTAAAGGATTGAATGGCACATTCAAGAAATATTTTCCAACATTAGAGTCTGCAGTACCATACGAAAGAAAACCGGAGAAAATTGCTAATAAAGTATATGGTAATAGAATGGGTAATGGTTCAGAATCTTCTGGTGAGGGTGCAAAATTTTGTGGTCGTGGATATATCCAATTAACAGGTAAAGATAACTACACAGCATTTGGTAAATCAATAAATGAGGACATGACAGCAAATCCCGATAAAGTAGCATCAAGCTATGCATTATTATCTGCTGCTTGGTTTTTCTCAAAAAACGGATTAAATAAAATGGCTGATGAAGGATCTAGTGATTTAGTTGTAACAAAGATTACTAAAAGAGTAAATGGTGGGACAATAGGATTACCTGATAGAATTAAACACTTTAAAGAATATTATTCTTTATTATCTTAATAGATTGCTTTTGGATCTGATTTAATACCAAATCCACGCTTTAATTTTTCACCTAACCAATCTAAAATTGGTTTATTACTTGAAATTTTTTCTTTCCAAAGATTGAACTCTTTAGGGTATTTTTTGTACATGATATCAATACAATCCATCATATGTCCTGTTTGATCGCAACCAATCATCTTTTGATATTTTTTAATTCTATCAGTTAAATCAACTCCCTTTATACCTTTTTGATTTAAAAATTCTAAAGAACCTTTATCTATTGCAACTTTTTGATCGAAAGCAAAATCGCCTGGACCTTCGTTTAATTGATGATTAATAATTTTTTTAATCTGATTTTCTGTGAATATGTATTTTTTCATACTATTTTGTTCTTATCGTTGTTTTTTTATGTAATGTATCATTTTCTTTAGTAAGATATTCTACCTTAACAGATAAAGCGGCTACTTCCCTTGTTAATGTTAACACCATTGAACGTAGTTCATCTTTTTCTCTTGCTGCCGATTCTAACAGCCCTTCTAATTTAGAAATCCTATCTTTACAATCGTGGCGAATGAAATCTTCATCTCTTTCTTTGTGTAGTGCTCGTTTTTCGTAAAATCTCCAAGCTCCCGTACCACCTAAAACCGTCAATGCGGTTATCATTACAGTATAAACATTTTCCATATTGTAATAAATAGTGTAACACGAAATAAAAATTTAACTTTATTTAATCCCATTGGCATAAAAACCCAAATTAATTTTTATCTGACAAATCGACACTCTATTTTTGGGTACTTTTTCAATCTATAACTTATTTATATTTGTTGTCGGGGGACAAAATAAATTCATTAAATTAATATACGGGAGATTTCACAAACTCCCCTTTTTTATGTATATTAAGTAATATATGAGTAAGATAATTAACTTTTTTGGTGGACCTGGAATAGGTAAATCCACGCAAGCATCAGGTTTATTTACTGAGATGAAAAAACACCACATGAGTGTTGAATATACGTATGAGTTTCCAAAAGAGGTTGCTTGGGAGGGAAACGTGTCTCAATTAAAAGATCAGTTCTTTATCACCGCAAATCAACATAGAAATATTAGTCGTCTTTATGGTAAAGTAGATTATATAATTGTTGATTCACCAATAGTATTGGGTTGTTTTTACGAACAACGATATGGTGAGGGATACCCCGCATCGCATTACTCAATGTCAGGTTTAAGTAATTTTCTTTGGTCTTTATTTAAAAGATACGACAACATAAACATATTATTAAAAAGAAATGATGAAACATATGATACAAATGGTAGACTACAGGGTTTACAAGAGGCTCAGGAGATTGATTTGGACATTAAACAAACATTGGATGTTAATAGCATACATTATAGCGAATTTTGTGTTAATAACAACACTGCTTTGGAGATTTACAACTATTTAATAGAAAACAATTTATGAGGAAAGGTTTATTATTGATTAGTTCTATTTTATTTACTATTGTATTATTCGGGCAAGATGTTGTAGTATTAAAACACACAAATTACACGTCGCATTATTCAAAATCGAAGAAATATCCTGTGATGGTTGAGTGGTGGGTTACAAGAGCCAAGGTTGGTTGTCCAACTCCAATGGCGAGAAAAGATAATTTTAAACCAGATCCATTGTTACCAAAAGAAACAAATTTGGGTGCTGATTATGTGGGAAGTGGAACTGATAGAGGGCACATGATGCCAGCAGCAGAGAATCTTTGTCAGACAGCTGAAATACAAAATGAATCTTTTTATTATTCAAATATGGCAGCTCAATATCATAGTTTAAATGCTGGTGATTGGAAGTCTGTTGAAACGATGGAAAGGGAGTGGGCTAAAAAGGACGATTCAGTTCACGTGTGGTGCGGTAATATAGGTGTAGCTAAAACAATTGGTGTTGGTAAGGTGGCTGTTCCAAAGCAATGTTGGAAAGTATTATACTTTGTAAAAACTAAAGAATGGATGGCGTTTCTTTTTGATAACAATACATCTAAACCAGATGGGATACACAATAATTTAGTTGAACTTGCTGATATTGAAAAACTAATAAATTTTAAATTTAAGTAATGATAACAAAAGAATTAGTTAATTATCAAGATAAATTATATTATATCTATAAAAAAATGAAACCACATCAAATCAAAGATGGTTACATTAATGACATACGAGAACACTTTAGGTGTGATGTTGTTGTTAAAAATAGAATAAATAATGATGATACGCTTCTTTTCTTAAGGGAGATATCTGAAGTGGAAATTGTTAAAGATATAAACTAATTACATATTTTTTTTAATATGTCTAATACACGGTTTAGTGTATTTTGTTTCATTTCTCTTTGCTTGTCGTTCTAATGGATTTTGGGAATAATATAGTGTTTTCTCATATTCCCTATATTTCGTTCGTATTTGTAAGTAATGAGTGTATTCGTGTATAACCGTTGCAACAATATCGTGAATTGTTTTGTTGTTTGGTAAATAAATTACAATCTCATTTCTATAAAAACAATAATTACCATATATATCAAAATTACCTGATTTCCTATTTCTTTCGCTAACTCTAAATTTTAATTTACGTCTTTTTCTATCACAAAGTCCAAAGTACTCCTTACACCACTTTAAAGCCATTTCGGCGTAGTAAGTCTTCGATCCTATGTCGATAGTTCTAGCCATTTGTCGGTTTTTCGGTTTTAATAACTCTTGTTTGTCTTTTTATTGTTTTAGTAAATTCGCTAACAGCCTCAAAATTGTTAAAAATGTCATTTAATATTGCTGCAAACTCATAATTTTCTATTTCTTCGTTCTTTTTCCACAATACGGTTATAAAAACCTTCATCTCCGTATCGGTTAACTTTGCACGGATAGCTAAAGATTTTTTCATCAATTTGAAAACAGTGTATAAAACGCCCATTTTCTTATCTTGGGTTAGTTTGAAATAATTTTCTACAGATATGTTAGATAAGATGGAATTTGTCACATTATCCAAAAATGAAATAAAAGAGGGATGGTTAACGTTTACTTTCATATACCTTTCGTTTTAAATAAATACTCTTAATAAAGTTCTAAAATTAAAAAGGGGATAAGTTTTTTATTTCTTAACCCCTTTGTTTTTTATTTGTTTTTTGGGTTATTTACCCCATTTTCCGTTTCTTACCAATTGTGCGATTACCGAATACACCGATAAGTCTTGGTAGGTGTCTTCCACAGCCTCACCTACGTTATCCTGTGTGCCCAAAACGACAAGTTGTTTAATTCTCTGTATCTTGTCATTCATTCGGAAAAATAACCCCATTTGGGATAATTTTCTGTCTTCTTCCTTTGATAAGTCCCTACCTAAGGAAATGTTATCGGGTCCATAATTTGACTGCTTTTTACAGAAAGTCTCGTATTGATCCCTCATTATTCTTTTAAACTCCCTAGTCATTTCAGGGTACTTTTCTTCAATTTCCTTAATAACAGGATTGATTTGTTGTTTATCTTCTGACATATATTTGCTATTTATTATAATATAATGAAAAATAAGAGTAATATCAAATATTTATATAAAAATATATCGAGACATGGACGTTAAAAAATTAGAAGAAACCGGCAAAGGGAATAATTTTGGTAGTGATAAACCAAAACATAAGCAATTTATTAAAATGTTAACTTTTAGAGTAGTTCCTGCTTATTATCAGGAAATCGAAAAAGTGGCTAAGAACAAAGGTGAAACGGTGTCTAAATTAATTAGAAGTTACATCAAACAGGGTATGTTAAGAGATAAAGAAATTAGTAATCAACAAGGTAGTGAATTTGAGATTGAGCCTTCAAAACCAAATATTAAATAGAATGGTGAACGAAAATCAAGTAAACGACGTATTACAAAGAATTTTAACAGAAGAGGTGTCTAAGGTATCTAGACAAGAGTTTAGTAAAGTCCAATTTAAAATTGATGAATTAGAAAATTCATTAAGTGAAACAATGAAGGAACTTAGAAAACTAAACGAATCGATACCATCTGGTTTAATGGGTTTAACGAAAAACAGAATTAGTGGGATTTACAATAATTTGAATGACTCTCAAAAATTAATTAAAGTCCTCAAAGATAAAGTTAAAAACTACAAACGTAGTTTATACGCACAATCAATAGACGAAAAGAAAAAAAATGATAAAATTTAGTGATATTTTATTGGAGTCTACTCAAAAAATAACATGCAATCATTGTGGTTGGGGGTGGGAGAAATCTAAAGGTGGTAAAGATGTCAATGTTTGTCATAAATGTGGACATGACAATACACCTAAATCTTTTGATGAGTTCGCCGAAACAAGAATGAAGGGTGCGGATAAAATAGCCACAAACGCAAAAAAGAAAGGTGGTTTAGCGATGTTGACGTATCACCATTTTAATGTTAAGGCACCATATTATAAAGCGGCTGCTGAAGGAAAATTCGACATTAAAAAAACAAAGAAAGAATTTAACGAATGTGTTAAACAATTAACAGACGATATGGAACAAATTGCATTTCAAAAGTTAGTAGGGCGCATCGAAGTTTTGGGTGAATTAATTATTAAACATAGATAATGAAAAAAGATTTAAACGAGGAAATAAATAAAATGAGAACCATGATGGGACTCAACGAACAAAAATTCTTAACCAAGGTAAAGACGGCAGCGCAAAATCTTGGTAGTAAAATACAAACTGGTGTAAACCAAGTAGCTCAAAAAATAGCGGATAAAACTAAACCACAACCCCAACAACAAACTACTCAACAACCAATAGCTAAAACAATGGAAGAAGTGCGTAATGAATGGAGTAAAATTAATAGTGATATGAGCAATATGAAAGGATTTGGTTATTCTAAATCTAAAGACGAACATATTGTTAGAGAAATGGGACAAATGAATGGTAGAATTGCTATAATGAAAAAAATGGGTAAAACTGATGTTACAATTAGCGCAAGTCCTATTGACGAAAAACTATATAAAGATAAAGATGGTACTTTTCATTATTTGGTAATTATGGAATTAAATGATTAATTAAAATCATCATCTTTTAATGCTTTTTTTCCTTTTTTTGTTAAAAAGAATGTTTCTTCAGTTGTATTATCTTCATAAGATCCAACTAACCCCTTATCTTTCAATTCATATAAGATACTTCCAGCGATTAATTCTTTTAAAATCACCTCAAATTCGGATTCGGTAAATAAAAGAACGTTACCGATTTCATCTTCTTCCAATTCCCCGTTTATAAATTTTTCTGTTAATTTATCACATAAATATTCTTTAGCAAAATCTAAAGATTCAATCTCGTAATCATTAAAAAAATCAATTAAAGATTCGATAATATCGTTAGTTTTTTCAATAACTATAGGTTGGTATATTTTATTCATTATATGTGTTTTATATTATAAATAATAAGAAAAAAGTTCAGTAAAAAAAAATTATGGGTTGGTAATGTGCATAACTTTCCTTATATTAATCTAATAAAATATACTAAATGGGAAACGGAAAAATCTTCATTCAAATTGCATCTTATAGAGATCCGCAGTTAATTCCAACAATTAAAGATTGTATCAAAAATGCTAAAAAACCTGAAAAATTGGTTTTTTCAATTGCTTGGCAACATTCATCGGAAGATGTGTGGGATAATTTAGACGAGTTTAAAGACGATAAGAGATTTAAAATTGTGGATATTAATTATTCAGAATCTAAAGGAGCTTGTTGGGCAAGAAACCAATTACAGCAAAATTATAGCGGAGAAGAATACACACTTCAATTGGATTCGCATCATAGATTTATTGAAAATTGGGATGAGGAGTTAATTTTAATGTATAAACAATTGGTTAAGAAGGGACATAAAAAACCACTATTAACAGGTTACGTATCATCATTTGATCCTGATAATGATCCAGGGGCAAGAACTCAACAACCTTGGAAAATGAATTTTGATAGATTTATTCCTGAGGGTGCTGTATTCTTTTTACCTGCAACAATTGATGATTATAAAGAAAGAACTGAACCGATTCCTGCGAGATTTTACTCAGCGCATTTTGCGTTTAGTACTGGAAAATTTGCACAAGAAGTTCCACATGATCCTGAATATTATTTTCATGGGGAAGAAATATCAATTGCTGTAAGAGCGTATACACATGGTTATGATTTATTTCACCCACATAAAGTAATTGTTTGGCATGAATACACTCGTAAGGGTAGAAAAAAACAATGGGACGATGATAAACAATGGGTAAGTAAGAACGTACATTGTCATAGTCGTAATCGTAAACTATTTGGAATGGATGGTGAAGTAAAAGATGTTGACTTTGGAATATATGATTTTGGAAAAGAAAGGACGTTAGAAGATTATGAGAGATACGCAGGTTTATCATTTAAAAAAAGAGCAATTCAGCAATACACTTTGGATAATAAATTAGCACCAAATCCACCATTATTTGGTGAAGATTTTGAAAAGTCATTTTTATCTATTTTTAAACATTGTATTGACATTGGTTTTGATAAAGTTCCTGAAACAGATTATGAATTTTGGGTAGTCGCATTTCACAATGAAAAAGACGAAACATTATTTAGGAAAGACGCGGACTCAAATGAAATCAAACAAATTAAATCTGACATTGATGGATACGGTAAAATTTGGAGAGAATTTCAAACAGAAACTAAACCAAAATATTGGGTTGTGTGGCCATATAGCACATCTAAAGGATGGTGTGAAAGATTAACAGGAGATTTATAATATGAAAAGTTTATTTGAAAATATTAGTAATGAAATTTTAGACGCTATAGATATGTCTATGTTTGAATTCATAAAAAATGATGAGTATCAAAAATACTATACTGATAAATCGTCAAAAGAACATTATAGATTATTAACATACCTATCTAATCAATTTAATAATGAAGTTTTTTTAGATATCGGGACACTTAAAGGGTGCTCAGCATTAGCGCTTTCTACAAATCAAACAAATAACGTACATTCTTTTAATTTGGCTGAACAGAGGGAATTATCGGAAGGGATAAACAATATTGAATTTTATATTGATGACATTATTAATGGGAAATATGATAGTTTGATTTTAAAATCTAAATTGATTTTATTAGACACATTTCACGACGGTTCGTTTGAACTAATGTTTTATAATTATATTAAGAATTTAGGATATGTGGGAACACTTATTTTAGATGACATATATTTAAATAATGATATGATAAATTTTTGGAATCAAATTAATGATGACAAAATCGATGCAACAAATATCGGACACTCAACAGGCACAGGAGTTGTGTTTTTAAAATAAAACCTATGATAGAAAAATGGGGTTATAATGGCACGAAGAACTTAATTGGTTCGGTAAAAGAATTGATAACAAACAATAATTACAATTCAGTTGACGTTGGCGCAAGCGCTCAGCCATGGACATACCCAGAGTGTAAAACTTTTATTGATACTGTGTCTCCAAGTATTGGGGATGTAAATTTTATTAAAGTAAATTTAGAGGACGAAGATTCAAGAAACGAATTTTTAAAATATATAGAACAAAACGGTAAGTTTGACTTTTCGGTTTGTTCACACACAATTGAAGATATTTTTAACCCAATAGATGCTATTAAATTTTTAACGAAAATATCTAAAAGAGGATACCTTTCCATACCTTCAAAATATAACGAATTTAAAAAATTATTTAACAACAATTACAGAGGTAACGCACACCATAAGCAATTTTTTGATGTTATAGATAATAAATTAATTATATATCCAAAGTTTTCATTTATTGAGAACGACGAGAGAAGTGAGAAATTAATTGGACAATATAAAGGTGATGAACTGACAATTTTTTGGGAGGATAGTATTGATTTTGAGATATTTGGTAACGGAACTCCGTTTAATGGTGATAACGATTTAATACATAATTTCTACAACCAACTATTAGATTAATGAAAAAAACTGCCGTTGTTACCGTACTTTTTGACTACCCAGAACATTTTATACCTGTATTTCAAAATAAACTATTAAACGATATTAACCCGAATGATTATTATGTTGTTAGATACATGAGTAAGGATGAAGGTATTGCGGATGAAAGTTATTATTATAAATTCACATACTTTAGGATAAGAAAGTTTATTAAATTTATAGAAGAAAAGATATTAAATAACTACGATTATTTCATTCTACTTGACGCTACTGATGTTGCATATGTTGGTGGTATTAGTAACATTGATTCGATTATGACGGAATATAATTGTGATATACTTTTTGGTGCGGAAAGAAATTTATGGCCTAATACAGAATATAGTCATTTACATGATAAGAAAAATATTACCACACCTTATAAATTTTTAAATGCGGGTGTTTTTTGTGCTAAACCCGAATCGTATGTTAAACACATTTACAATATATTAGAAAGAAAATTATTCGGTTTATGTGATCAAGGTAATTGGCAAATTGAATATTTGTTAAATGAAAACATTGAATTGGATTATAAAAATAAATTAACGTTAAATACTTATTTGGGTAAAGAGGATTTTGCATTGGAAGATAGTAAAATAAAATTCTTAACTAATGAACCGATTTTTGTTCACGATAATGGTGGTTATAATGACGAGACAATTAAAATAGTAGATTATTTCAAATGAGAACAGTAAGAATTACAAGACAGGGATTACCAAACCACGGACAGCATAGTTGGATAAATTATTTTAAATTTATATTGTCAAAAAAATATAATGTTATTGTTGATCCAATAAACCCCGATGTTATCATACACAGTGATTTAAACTGTAATGAAACTCAAATAGACACATATACTGGACAATTACCAAGTCAATTTAATCAAAGCGATAGGAATAAGAAATTTATTTACATATCTGGTGAAGTCGCTGATTTTATGTCACCAATTAACGCAAATGAAAATCAATGGGCTTTAGGATATAATAAAATCGAACACCCAAGGTACTTAAGACAACCTTCAGGGGTATTGGATGTGTGGACATTATTTGATGAATCAAGATTAGTTGATAGTCCATTAAATTGGTTAACCGATAAACGAGACTTTGAGGTTATATCAAAAAGAAATATTGGCTTCTGTTCAATAACACAAGCATCAAATAATGACTTTAGAGGCGTCATTTTTGACAAATTATCGGAATATAAGGAAGTAAGTTCATCTGGACCTTGGAGACAAAATTTACAGGGTAATAATACGTTAAACAAGTATCAATGGATGAACCCATTATACAATGGAAGAATTGACGGTTTAACCTACAGAGAAAAAATTGACTTATTTAAAAAATATAAGTTCAATATGGCAATTCACTATACAAATACGGACTACATTTTACAAGAGAAAATATACCATGCTTTCTTTAGTGGAGCAATACCGATTTTTTATGGTAATCAATATATTTTAGAAGAGGGGTTTAATCCAGAAAGTTTTATAAACTTACACGATTATACCGAATTGGGTGAATTTTTAGAATTGGTTAAACGTATCGATACTGATGATATGCTGTATAAAAAATACATCGATGCTCCAATTTTTGTTGACAATAAATTACCGGATTACTATGACTTTGAGTATACTCTTAGTTTTTTAGAAAAAATTATAGAAGCATAATGAAATATATATTTACAACATTAGCCGTAGGTGAATCATATCTTAGTAACGCATCAAAATGTTATACTGAGTATAGTGAAAAGTGCTCAGCGGACTTTAACATCACAACAAATGAAAAATGTGAGGTTGGCTCAAAAGTTAATTTAGATTTAATTAAATTAGACAAATATCATGATAATGGTGTTGGTTTTACTTTTTTTTTAAATTTAAAAGTATTATCTTTAAAATATTGTTTGGATAAGGGGTATGATTATATTATATATAATGATGCTGATTGGAGAATGACAGACAATTTTAGTGAGGATAAATTGTTTAATTTATTTGATAGAATGGAACAAAACAATTTAGATTTCGTTTTTGAAAGACCCGCACTAATTGGTGGACACAAGGCTGATATGAGCAATTGTTTTTTTGATAGGAAATTAAAAGACTATCACGTTTTTGAACATACAAAATGGGACAATGCTCACGTTGTTAATGAACAATTTATGGTATTTAAAAATACGTGGAAATTTAGATATTTTGTTAGAAGATGGGAAGAATTTCTATGGTATTCAATACATAATGATATAAGAAATTATCCCGATGGATTTGACATTGGGGTATCAGCTTTAGAAGCTGAAATGAAATGGGATTGGAATTTGTTTAGGGAATGTGTGCCAAACAGTTTTGAGTTTCATGATAAGGCGGGAAATTTACACGTAAGATTTTAAATATGAATATACAAGAAAATATAACTAGGTTTACTGATTTAGAAAACAATGACAGTTTATCTGCATTTATGAACCACACAGCGCAGCAATCGCATTTTGCATATGAGGTTTTTTATAACTTCATAAAAGAAACTAAACCAAAAAGAATTTTGGAGATTGGTACAGCCCTTGGAGGTTTTACTGAATTTCTTTTCATCATTATAAATGAATTGGAATTGGACACTAAAATTATATCATATGATATTTCTGAAAGACCATGGTATAGTCAAATGATAGATAAAGGTATCGATATTAGAGTTGAAAATATTTTTTCATACGATTGGGATAGTGTAAAACCCGAGGTTGAGGAATTTATTAAAGATGATGGAACTACAATTGTTTTATGTGATGGTGGTTGGAAAATCGGTGAATTTAATTTACTATCGCAGTATATCAAATCAGGGGATTTTATTTTAGCACATGACTACGCAGAAAATAATGTTGTATTTGAAGAAAAGATTAAAAATAAAATTTGGAATTGGCATGAAATCCAAGACTCCGATATTAGCGAAGCTTGTCAAAAAAATAACATAGAACTATATCAAAAAGATGTTTTCGAGGGAGCTGCGTGGACGTGCAGAGTAAAAAAATAATTTTATTATGTCTAATATTACTATTGTTACAGGTATTTGGGATATTAAGAGAAGTGAACTTTCAGAAGGGTGGAGTCGATCATTTGAACACTATTTAAATCATTTATCTAACTTAATGAAGGTTGAGGATAATATGATAATTTATATTGAGGAACAATATAAAAGTTTTGTTGAAGAAAGGAGAAAGAGTGAGAATACGTTGATAATTGTCAGAGAACTTGAATGGTTTAAATCTAACGAAATAATTTATAATAAAATTCAATCTATTAGAACAAATCCCGATTGGTATAACCAAGTCGGTTGGTTAGCTGAAAGTACGCAGGCAAAGTTAGAAATGTATAACCCAATTGTAATGTCTAAAATGTTTCTATTAAATGACGCATCAATTATGGATCCATTTAATTCCACTAACTTAATTTGGGTTGATGGTGGATTGACAAATACGGTACATCAAGGATATTTTTGGCACGATAAAGTAATCGATAATTTAGAAAAGTATTTAAATAAATTTTCATTTGTTTGTTTTCCGTATGATGGTAAAATTGAAATACATGGGTTTAAATATGAAGATATTTGTAGATATGCCGAAGATGATGTTAACAAAGTCGCAAGAGGTGGCATATTCGGTGGTCCAAAACATTTAATTTCACAAATAAATCAAATTTACTATAACTTACTAAATGAAACCCTTTCAAATAATTTGATGGGGACTGAAGAAAGTTTGTTTACAATAATGACATATAAACATCCTGAGTTAATACAATATTTTGAAATTGGAATGGATGGTTTATTGGGTACTTTTTTTGAAAACCTGAAAAACAACACGTTGGTTGTTAAGCAAGAAAAGGCAGATACTATTAAAATTAACCCACATAGTAGAGATAATGTTGCGTTGTATGTGTTGACATATAACTCACCAAATCAATTTGAAAAGCTTTGTTTATCTTTTGAAACATATGATAATAACTTCTTAGATAAACCTAAAAAATATCTATTAAATAATTCAATAGATAGATCAACGGACTTGGCATATGCTGAACTTTGTGATAGATATGGTTTTGAAGAGATTAAAAAAGATAACATAGGTATTTGTGGTGGGAGACAATTTATTGCGGAACATTCGGATGAAAATGGTTTTGATTATCATTTCTTTTTTGAAGACGATATGTTTTTTTATATGGGACCTGATGAATTTTGTAGAAATGGATTCAGAAGAAAGATAAAAGATTTTTATAACATCGTGATGGATATTGTGTGGAATGAAAATTTTGATTACCTTAAATGGAATTTCAGTGAGTTTTTTGGCGACAACACAAAACAATGGGCTTGGCATAACGTGCCTGCGGGAGTTAGAGCAAGTTTATTTCCTGAAAAACCCGTTAAAATAACTTCAGATCATAACATGGCGCCATTTCTAAAATTCAAAAACATTAAATCATATAAATCTGTTCCTTATGCAACTGGTGAAATTTATTATTGCAACTGGCCTCAAGTAGTGTCAAGGGAAGGTAATAGAAAAATGTTCTTAGAAACAAAATGGGCTCATCCTTTTGAGCAAACTTGGATGTCTTTTATTTATCAAGAAACGATAAAGGGTAATATTAACCCGTCAATACTTTTGGCAACACCAACAGAACATGATAGATTTGAATTCTATCCAGGTAGTGAAAGAAGAGAAAATTAATATATTTATTACTATACCATAAAAGTCTAAACAAACCACAGATGACAGACGGTGATAGTAAAACATATAAGAAATTTAAAAAAACGAGAAAATCGAATCCCGTTTCTAAAAGACATATTTTTAATGTTGGCTCTGTTCTTCAATCCTTTTGGGTTCGATGCCGTACAATATTCCCTAATATTACTGACAGGGAGTTTATGGAAAGCCAATTTCGTATTGTATTGTATTGCGGGATTCTTTTTTGGTTTATATATCTATTGTTCCAAATTATCACGTAAACAAAAAACCCCCTATTAGGAGGTTTTCTTTTTTTCTTCTTCGGGTTTTTTAAGTCCTTTTTTTAAATCGTCCTTTTTAATCAAGTCTGTTTTAATTGCATCTTTGTGTTGCTGTGAGATTTTCTTTTTTTCTTCTTGCGACATTTTAAATGTGCTCATATTAAATTGTTTTATTTTCCATTATTATTAACGATTCTTCTTTTTTAATTTTTAAAATTTCACATTTTTCATATTCTTCCCTTTCTTCAAAAATATTAATAAGTTCGTCTAAAATCTCAATATACAATTGTAAATCATTGTCATAAGAAATTATCGTGCATGTATTATTATAATCATTTAAAATTTCATTGTCAATAGCTGTCATAAAATTAAAAATCATAATTAATTCATCCTCATCATAATTATTTACACTTAACACCCTTGTAGCTTGCAGTAAAAAATTTAAATTCATATTATAAATACCAAATTACTTCCTCTCTTTTATTATTTTATCGATTACTTTGAAACATTCATTAAAACCATCTATTTCACATTCTTCTCTTGTTGGTTTTGAGCCTTGCCCGGGCCCCAATACAATACCGTTGTGTAGTGATATATTATAAACCCATTGGTTTTTCTTATACATTTCTAAATTTAGATACACCCCCTCCTTATCAAAAAACTGATAAAGTTTTTTATTATCATAAAATTCAAGCGTATTGAGACTCAACACACCCACATTCGGAAACATAGTTTCCGCAAACCTTTTAAACCCATTAGGGTACAAATATTCTATTGTATACCAATCCATTATATCTTAATTATATGAAAATTTTTAATTTTTTATATCAATAAATTATGTTTTTTTTGATTTTGAATAAAACCTACATAATTATCATTGTTTATCATGAATATACACGAATATTACTATAATGAAAATGGTAAAAATTTATACATTGAGTTTTCAACCAAAGAAGACGGAGATAGTTTTTATAGAATTTTAGAACTTGAATATCAAGATGTTATGTATTACTCACCTAATATTGTGGCTGAAGATGAGATAAATGAGGTGGATGTGGATTTTGTAATAGAGCTAATTGAGCAGTATTTATTAAACAACGATTTACCCGAAGAGTTAAGTCTGTGATATTTATATAAAAATGTATTTGAATGGGATTTTTAAACGAAGATAAAAAGAAAAAATTAAAGGATTTTGTTCTGTTTGTGATACGCGAACTAAAAATAGAAAGTGCGCCCACTATTGCTATTCAAAATGGTAGAAAAGAGCTTAAAACAACCGCAAATTACGATTATAATAAAGAAAACAAGTTAATCAAGGTGAACGCTAAAAATAGGGCATTAGTGGACGTTATGAGGAGTGTGGCACATGAATTAGTTCATCATAAACAATATGAAGAAGGTAGACTGAAAACGCCACCACCCGATATTGGAGGTGAAATTGAAGATGAAGCAAACGCCAAAGCGGGACAATACATTAAAATGTACGCAAAGAAAGACGAAACTATATACGAAGAATAGTTTATTTGAAATATTTGACTTTTAAGCTTTTAGCATATGGATCATACTGAAAGAAGTCTTTTTCTACAAATTTGTTACCTTCTCTTATGAAAACGGTTTTATTTTTAATTTCATTGGTTGGACTTGTATATGGATCCATTCCAGTATCCGAATATGTAATATCTTTTTTTCCGTCGCCGTTAAAATCATAATAAATCAGCTTATTACGATAATTACCTCTTTTTGTTCCTGAGGCGTATTCTATCCAACTAACATCTCTTTTAAAAGAACCATCTTTCTGTTGTATATAAGCATCTATTGCCCATTCTAAATGTGTTGTTGCACTAATATTTATAAAATCATTTAAACTATCTAAATTTATATCATCAACTATATAGTCAAACACATTCATTGTATTTGTTGATGTTGTAGGATAGGGTACGGTAATTTTATTAGTAAGTACATTTCCTTTACTATCATTTAAAAATAGTTGATTTTCAATATTGGTTCCAATCATAGCATCATTTATACCATCCTTATTTATATCTTTTATTTTACAATAGAATGGTAAATCATTCCTTTCTGAAACTAAAAAGTTTTTATTGGTAAAATAGGGAAAAGTAGTGATTCCCCAAAAAACATAGACTCTCGGGTTAGCCATAATTAATAAATCGGGAATTTTATCTCCATTTAAGTCTCCAACAGAACCATGTTCATAAACAACATTTTCATTTGGTAAAGGTGGTTGTAAAATTAATTCAGTTAAATCATAACCTCCTTTACCATCGCTTAAACAAATAGTAATAGGTTCAATTCTATTTTTTGGTGAGGATTCGTCTTGATGTCCAAAAATAACTAAATCAACACAACTATCGCTATTCAAATATATTGGTGATACTTTAGTAGGCGCACCAATAAAATTTGTTTTATTATTTATTAAATTCTTTTCATCAAACCTTAACGAATCTTTATTCCATATTAAAAAACTTAATCTAGATTTTTGCCCTCCAAATGCACTACCTGCATTAAAAACATCAATATAGCCGTCATTATTAAAATCGCCATTACAAATAGCTTGAGTCCATGCACAATATGCGTCACCTTGTGGAGGTGCGTAAACTTCAAAATTTTTCTGAAATACACCAATCATTAAATCACTTAAAACGGGCGTATTTTCCCAATAATCAGTGCCTAATTGTCTAGCGTTAGCCGCCACTTTGTAACCTGAAAATGAATCAGTTGTTGTCTTATATGTACTACTTTCAATTTTGTTTGGTATCTCAATAAAATTAATTTCCTTCTTACAAGAAACCATAAAAACCAATAAAACAGGTAAAAACCACTTCATATCTTTATATTTGATACAAAATTAAGTATATTATTTGATATAACAAAAAATATTTAGATATTTATAAGCATGAAGGTGGCTTTATCAGAAAAACAATTAAAATTAATCACATCAATGGTTGAGGTAGATGGTGACACGAGTGCAAGTTCTGGTGCCGATACCGCAAGTACTACAAGTACCGCAAGTAGTTCACAATCAAGTGGTACTCAATCAAGTAAGGCGGGTTATCCTGCCGTGGATAAATGGGAAAGTGGTATCACAAGAGGACCTGCCAACCCTATCGGCGTTGCAAAATGGTCTGACGTTGTTGGGGCTAAGTTAACAAGAGGACATGCTAATCCTTTAAAAGAACAAGAAATAGGAATGCAACCGGGTAGAACAACTCAAATTGCACAAGCTTTAAATGCGCGCGAAATAGAAAGAAAAAGAGAAATTGACAAAAATTTCAATGAAAACTTTTTTATGATTGAAATGCCAAAAACATCGTTATCAAAGGCAAGTGATTTAATTTTACCCAAAAATTACGAGGGAATTAATACAACATATAATGTTTATGAACATCCACTTAATCCATATGCTTTTTTTAAAAGTTGGGTTGGAACCGAATATGAAGATTACATACCAGATCAAAGACAATTAGAAGAGATATTGCCAAATGGAACATTAAAAAGCTTTACAATTGGTAATAAAAGATATGTTGCATATGTAAAACGATTTAGTGACAAACCATTATTATATGGATTTCATTGGTATTTTAATGAAGATGGTAAAGCATATAATTCTAAGGATTACATTAGTAAAGAACAAGTTCCTGAAGAATTTCAGTTAGGAGAGGGGTGGTGGTCTGAATGGGGGCAATGGGTATTAACGGCAGGTTCAATATTGGCAGCATGTTTAATTCCAGGCGCTCAAGGGTTGTTGATTTCAATTGGATTAGATTTAGTTGCAGCAGCCGATTTGTATGTCAATAAAAAAGATAACGTTGGCGCCGGTATTTCTTTTATTTTAGCATTTGTTCCAGTAATTGGAAATGTTGCGCGTGTTGGTAAGGTGTCTACTAAAACAGCATCAAAATTAGCAAAAACATTCGCACCTTTAAAAACTGAAGAGGAGATATTAGAGGCAATGTCTAAACTACCTAAACAAGAACAATACATTGTACAACAAATATTAAAACAAGATCCAAAGACACTAAATAAAATGATTACTGATGTTATGTCAAGTAAAATAGCCACTAAACAACAGGCTTTAAGAGTTGCCACTCAAATTAATAAACTAGTGGAAAGCGGCGTAATTCCAAAAGCATCTGCGGCTGCATTTTATAAAACTTTAGGTTTTAAAAGATTTAGATTTGATTTAGGTGTAAGTGGTTTGATTATAGGAGCAGGAGCGGGAGTTAGATATTATTTTAATAAAAAAGCAGAAGAAGCTGTTAATCAAGGTTTAAAGCCACCATCAGAAGATGTAGAAATAGCACAATTGTGTGCAAAGGCTGATAAAATGAATAAAAGTGATTTTGAAAATAAAATAAAACCCCTTTTTGCTAAGTATGATAAATATGATACCGAAAATGAAGCTGATTTAAACAAATTGAGAAAAATACAAAAAGCTGTATTAAACGCATATATTGCAAATCCAAAATCAGATTTAAATGCAATTGCCAACAATACTGATAAAAACTAAAAAACAATATATTTATTAAAATGAAAAAACAACTATTAGAAGAAATAAATAGAATGAAAGTTCTCGGTGGTATGATAAATGAGGCTGCTACACCATCATCCATTATAGCCCAATTAGTTTCTAAATTTACAAAAACAGCTTTAGATGACACAATTTTAGCGGCATTTGAAGTGTTAGAAAGAAAGGGGGTTATTGCAATTGATAAAACCTCAAAGATGTTAACCAAAGTTGATTGGCAAAAATTAGCTGATGATGAGATGAAATTATTGTTTACCGCTCCTCCATTAAGAGCAGCTTTAGAAGAAGTAACAAAAAAGGCTGGTGTGGACATTACAAGTTCGGCTCAGAAAGTGGCTTTTAAAGGTGGTTTTAAAAAAATAGTTAAAGGTTATGATGATGCAGCAGGTAGTTTAATATCGGGAGGAAGTTCAAAAATTACCCCTAACGCCGCAACAAATGTTGCAGGTAGTGTACCAAATTTTAATATTCCAAATTTAAATACAACAGCGTTAAATCAAGCTTGGAAAGTGGATGTTGCAGCTACAAGAGCCGCACTTAAAGCTCAGTTTCCTAAGGCTCCATCTAGAGATATTGAAATAATGGTTCAAGGTTTGAGTAAAACAAAAGATCAAGCGACTTTTGATATTGCGATTAAAGATGCGGTAGAAAATTTTAAACCTACATATGCTAAAATTTTAGATAAGCCAGGAAAAAGAGAATTAATTAGAAAAAATTGGAATTTATTACCTTCTTGGGCTAAAACTGCTATAGGTTTATCGGCAACTGTTGTTGGTTACAGAGCAATAAAGGCTGCGGGTATACCTATTGACAACTGGCTTGGTTGGTTGATTGGTGGTGCAAAAGAAGTTGGGGGTGATCAATATAATAGCGCTAAAGATGAGTTAAAAAAAGGTTTTAAAAAATCAAATGACGCTAATTCTTCAGGTATTAATCCAGCAAAAGATTCAATAATTGTACAACCAAATAATACCGAAGATCCCTTAGGTCTTTTACAAAACAAAGGTGGTGGTAATTAAAAAAAAATTTAAATAGAATGACTAGACATGAATTTGCGGTTATAATTAGAAACAAATATCCAGGAGAATTTAATGATGTGAAGGATGAAACTTTAGTTAATTCATATTTAGAAAAATATCCCCAATACAAAAGTCTCATAACAGATTCACCTGTAGTTACTTTAACAAAAAAAGAATTTGTTAGCGAAATTAGAAAAAAATATCCAAGTTATAATAATATATCTGATGATGATTTGTTTAATGCAATTATTGCAAAATATCCTGCATATAAAAAAATAATTTCAGATTTAACCGAACCAGTTATAACAACAGGTAATACAACAAACACAACAGGTAATACAACAAACACAACAGGTAACACAATAAACACTACGGGTAAGACAACAACTAACGTTGTGAATATAAAAACTGATGAAGTTGCAAATGGTAGTAAACTTGTTAAACGAGGAATGAGTGGTGATATTGTTAGAGAAATACAAAAATTACTAATTAAACACGGATTTACAAATATTAGTAAATCGGGAGAAATTGATGGCATATATGGTTCAAGAACTAAACAAGCTGTTATTGATTTTCAACGTAAAAATGAAGCAAGTGATGATGGAATTGTGGGTAAAGAAACATGGGGTAAGTTAATTCAAGAACCAACGAGCGCTAAAGTGCCAGTAAAATTAGATACTAAAACAGGTTTACCTGATAATAGCTTTGGGTTACCTAAATTCAATCCTGATTTAAAAAGGTTTGAGAAATACAACGTATCAACAGCACAACAAGATGCCGATTTAAAAAAACTCGGTTTAAAAGAAAATATGAAACTAACTGACATTATAACCGGAATAGTACAAGAACAAGGTACATTAACACCAAATCAAAGATTGGCAATAACTAAGGGATTTGGTCCAGTTTCAGCTGAGTATGCTGATAAATTAGTAAAGGATGGTAAATTAGCTGGTACGCCACCTTCGGCAAAACTTCCAAGTGGAGTACCTTCAATGCCTTCATTAAAGGACGCATTAAACCCAACCAAATCTAATTTAGGGCCTGTAAGTAATAAACCAACAGCAACAGCAACGGCACCATCTGTAAAACCCGCAGGAAAACTTCCAAGTGGGGTACCTTCAATGCCTTCAATGAAAGATATGTTAAACCCAACTAAATCTAATTTAGGACCGGTAACTAATAAACCAACAGCAGCGGCGCCTGCAGCAAAACCTACAGGAAAACTTCCAAGTGGTGTTCCATCGATGCCATCATTAAAAGATATGTTAAACCCAACTAAATCTAATTTAGGTCCAGTGGGTAATAAAGCAGCAGGAACAGCAGCAGGAACAGCAGCAGGAACAGCAGCAGGAACAGCAGCAGGAACAGCAGCAGGAACAGCAGCAGGAACAGCAGCAGCACCTGCGGTAAAACCACAACCAAATTCATTAACTGATGTTGCAAAAGGCGGTTATCTTCGTAGTGGTATGAAAGGTAATGTTGTAAGAGATATGCAAGTTTTAATTAATAGTTTAAATAACCCAGATATAAAAGTAGATCAAAGTGGAGTGTTTAATCAAGACACATTAAATGCGGTAATTAAATTACAAAAAATGTTAGGTGTTAAACCTAAAAATGGTAAATATGGTATATTTGGACCGATTACAATTAAAGCTATTAACAATCGTAAAGCAAGTGGAGCCACTCAAACACCAAAATTAGATCCTAAAACAGGTTTACCAGATAATAGTTTAGGGTTATCTAAATTTGATACTGATGCGAGTAAATTTAGCAAATATGGTGTGTCAAAAGCACAACAAGATGCCGATTTACAAAAACTTGGTTTAAAAGAAGATATAATCAAAAAAATAGTTTCAAAACATCTACATTCTAAGTTATAAAGATATTTATATACAGAGTTTGGCGGTTTGGTCGCCGTTGAATGATAAACTCTAAAACGAAAAGGAGGTATTCTAAATCTCGACATTGAGGCGCAAGCCTCTTTGTTGTTTTATGGAAGTTTCAAATTTATTCTACCTAATTTCCATCCTGTTGGGATTATCCCCATCATTTTTATTTTTTTATTTTTAATACCATTATTAATCCATTGAGAACCATATTGTGAATTTGATTCACCCGTACCTTGTCCTTTTTTTGATAATTTCATTTTTTCAATTGTTTCAGGTTTATGTTTTTTACCTTCCCAAGAATAATATTCTTGTATTGGTTTCATTTCACCCCTTTGATGTCTTTTTTTGTTTGATTCAGATATTTGTGTAGAACGTTTTTTTCTATATTCTTCGTCCGTTTTTAATCTTTTACTATGTTTTAATCCGGCCGCTTGGGAACATTTAAATTGATGTTTTTGATTGTTAAACCCACCTGAACCACCGGGTTTCATATTATAACAATTAACATTGTGAACATATTCTTCGGTGACAATTTCCTTTTCTCTTTGAATTAAAATTTCTCTATTTTTACACCATTCAATTATTTCAATTTTAAAATTTTCTTCACCATATTTTCTAATAGCATATCTTAAACTTTTACCACTACCTAAATAACCATCTTTTAAATTACTTGTTGAATGCATACCTATATAAAACTTATCGTTAAGTAAATTCGTTGTTTTATAAATGAAGTGGTATTTTTTTAACTTGATTGAGTTCGACATACTAATAAATATGTCGAAAACTCAAAAAAGTCTAAGGTGGAGATGACGGGAGTCGAACCCGTGTCCTGTTCGTCATACCATAAATGGACTACACGTTTATTCTATTATTCATAACAGACAAATAGTAAGTTAATATCGGGAAACTTACAATACCGTTCCTGACTGGATTTTCAAGAGCCGCCAAGTTTGCTCCAACACTCTGAGGTGGTGTTACACCTTAAGGACTTCTGTTCCTAGGTTATATGTCCGCCGACCCGATTTGTAAGTGTGCGATTAAGCTACAGCCACAGTAGAAGTTGCGATTAAACCGCAAGATTCCATAACGTTATAAACGTTGTCTTTTGTTTTTTATCACCATAGTTTTAAGTCATAGGTGACATCTGACTACGTGCCCACGTACCATACCAACGCCAGTCAAATCCAAAGCATCCCCAGTGTTGTATTAATAAAAATAGATAAAAAAGGGTTAAAAAACTAATTTTAACCCGTTATTATTTTATTATATCTGAAAAAAATTACTTAGCTGTAGTTTTTTTTGCTTTAGGTGCAGTAGCTTTTTTAACTTTAGCCTTAACTTCAGCAACCTTTTCTTTTACAACTTTAACTTCAGCAACAACTTCAGTTTCAAGTTCTTTTAGTTCTACTGCCTTTTCAGCCATTGTTCCACTACTCAAAAGTTTTTTAATTAAATCGATAATTTTTTTCATAAAAGTTTTTTTTTAGTAATAATAAATATAAGAAAAATAGTTGAAATTATCAAGCGGTGAGGGGTAAATGTTTTTCATATAATGCCTCAAAGAACAATTTGTTCTTTTCCCATTGCTTATTAGTCATACCTATTGATTTATGAGTAACCCCGAATTTTGTTGTTAAACCAATCTTAACACCTTCTAATAGGTTCTCAACGCAAAAAGATATGTCATAAAAATGGAATCCTGTAAATTGTTCATCAAATTCCTTCTTTAAACGCCCTTTATGAACAATAAAGAATAAACCATCTACTATTACCACATCTTTAAGAACATCGTTAAAAACCGCCTTAGAATAGTGATTAACGTGCCTTTTACCCTCATGTATATGTCCAACAACCCCAAACATATTTTCACGGTTCTGCCACCACATGCCACTTGTTAATTTATCAGTTCCCGCAATACCAATAATTCCGTATTCAGGATGCTTTTCAAATAATTTGACAATCTTGGGTGTCATATTTGGTGTCTCCAAAATAAGATCATCATGCATAAAAACGACGATATCATTTTTAGCGTCTTTTAAACCTTTGTTATATATTTCAGTTAAAGAGGATACTCCGTCATTTTCGTAAAATAAAATTTCTGTTTTTGGATGTGAAAACATTCTTTCCACATGTTTAACGTAGGTATCTTCTATTTTTCTGGTGGAAATAACCACACTTACTAATTCATTATTCTTCGACATATATTGCGTTTATTTTTCCGTAGATTTCAACTAAGTCAACAACGATTGGTTTATTTATTGGTTCGTATCTTTCATCGCAGGTTGATGCGTTAACATATAATGTGTCCTTAACATAAGCAGCACCATATGCCCCATGAATATGTCCAAACACATGTAATAATGGTTTAATTCTATTTTCCACTTGATGCCTTAATAATTCACATCCAACATTTGACGGGCTTCTCCAATTATCAACAAAATCTCTAATTTCTTGTGGAGGTCCGTGTGTGATTAACACGTCGGTGTCATCAGGAATCATATCCCATTTAGATTTAATTTCATCGCCCATTCTTGGTAAGTTAAAAGCCCAATCATAAAAATTAGGTTGCCAAGGGCTACCATAAAATTTAATTGGACGAGAAAACTCAGGTGTTTCAATTGTGATAAAATTATCCTCTAAATAAGTGACATCTGATTGCGATAAATTTTCAGGAGCCATTAAATTACGTAACCAATCGTAATCACCTTTATGGTGCGGTTGATTAACTCTTTCAAAACAAAAATCATGATTACCTGATATGAATATTTTATTGTCCCATCCACCTAAGTTTTGGAACCAATGAATGAAATTAGCTACGTCTTTTTCACCTCCTTTATTTGAGATGTCACCTGAATGAATTAATATATCACCTTTTGGTAACGGGTGTTCCATTAAATCATGTAAGCTATGTGTATCGGATATACAAACAATTCTCATAAAAAATAATTTAAAAAAAGGTTAGGTTTAATCCTAACCTTTAGAGGCCGTACGGTTTTGCGTACATTCGTCCACCACTTAGTTTTAATAAACTAAGAAACTTTTTTAGATTTTTTCTTCTTTTCAATTGGAGTTTCATATGAACCACCCATATCATGGGCGACTTCTACGGATGGTATTTCTTTAACGCCTTTCCATTCGGTTTTACTTACATATTTCCATGTATTACCCGCCATTTGTGTGGCTTGTTTATCATCAACTCTAATGATGTTTCCTGTTTTTGTATTTTTTAAGCACTTCATAGTTTCCTCCATGTTTTAATTACTAAAATATACATTTTTATTTTGATAAAACAAAATAATTATCACAGAGAATGTAGATTTTCACTAACTCGATTTAGCGGTCTCTATGATAACCAATGATGGATGAAAAACATCTATTCTTCTTGCGGACTTCCACCGGAGTCCCATATTTTATAAAAACTTACTATCTTGTCTTCTTCTTGCCTCTTCAGCTTCTCTATACCAACGAATCCACGTTAACGAAACATCAATTGGTGCTAAAACCCACGCCATCATTATAACCATAATAGTGTCTAATTCAGGTGAACCTCCTGTTGGATCGTTTGAATATCTTTGATTTAAATTTTTAAACAACTGATACAAACAATAAATAATACAAATAACATAATAACTTACAAACATATAATTTAATTTTTATTTTCTACATTTTTAATGTGTTGGTATATTTTACCAACCCACCACTCTACTATTTCTTGATGTGGGTGTCCATCGTTTATTGTTGTGTCAAAATTAGGGTGATTATACATTGCACTCATCCAATCACTTTGTTCGCTATAAAATGTATCATCATTTAATATTGACATTCTTATTTCATCTCTTAATAACGTAAAATCATTTCCTTCTGACGGGCTATAATGATTGATATTAGTTTGATGATCCTGCGGATAAAACGATTTGTTTATAGTTTTAATAGAATTAATCCCTTCAAACATTATAAAATCAATATTCTTATTTTTTAAATAAGATTTTACACTAATCATTGCAATTATAGTTCTTAATGTGTTTTCCGCAAGATTAAACCACATATCACCAAAAAAAGGTTGGTTATTTTTTATAAAACTTAATGAATCATAATAACTTGTTTCTCTTTCAAAAATTTGATGTACGGAACTAAATGTTCCAATACCCAACGTATGGTATCTACTATTTTTTTCATCCCAATATTCTCTTCTGGTAACTTCACTCCATTGTATACCAATACAAGAATTGCTCATGTCATTGTTTTCACAATAATTTATAACATTTGTAAAAATGTTTGTGTTAGAACCGCCACCGCCTTTATTTACGTGTTTGCAATTTAATAATTTAGCAAGAGAAAACCCCCACGAGCCTTCATCACCTAAATTGTGTCCAGTTGTAAAAGAACAGCCAAATGTTATTAAATTATCGTATTTTTTATTTGTCTTAATCATATCAAACGTATTTGTTCATACTTTTTATTGAAATGTTTTTTTAAAAAATTCATGAACTCCATGTTCATATCATCACTCCAATGAGAATCGCCTTTCATTTCTTGTTCACCGTTAGTTCTGATGTGTATTTCTCCTCTAGTTTCCCACATCCCAATTAATTCAGTCATTTCTTCTCGATAAATGATAACACTACTATCATGTTTTTTATGATCCCAACAATGAACAATTTTTTTACATGGCGTCAATTTGTATAACGCTTCAATAACTTCAATATAATTTAAAATAGAAGCATCGCTACCATTAATTAATTCTTGAATTTCTAATTTATCATTAAAATATTTAAAATCATATTGATTACTCCATATTTCCAAAGAATTAAATTCAGGGTTATAGGATTTACTCCCTTGAAAATAATCATTGAAATTTGTAATACCATGTCCAACGTATAACGCTCTTCTATCTTTTAATGGAAGCCTTGTTCTATTAAACACAGGTAAGAACACTACCAATAAATCATCAGGAGTTAAATGTGGAATATGTTTTGTCCATATGTCTAAAGTTGATTGAGTATCTCTACTAGGACTACCTAAAAAATAAGGTGTGAATCCTTCATTATTCCAAAAATCTCTGATTGGTGATTCCTCTCCCCAAAGAGGATAAACATTAAAAAAGTTTGTCACCCAACTGTCACCAATAAATAAAATTTTTTTATCCATAATTTAAAATAACGCTACCGTCTTTGAAAGTTTTTATTTAATCCTTATGCCTTACGGCTTGTTGTTATTTTACTCTCAAGTTTATCTAAACGCGAATCCAATACACGATAAACATCGTTCATTGCATTTTCACGTTCTCTGTTTTGATTTTCAACCTCTCTTCCGAGACATTGTTGTACTTCCTCAATTTCTTTGTTAGTTCTATTAACCTTAACAAAGGCTATTACAGCAACTACCGCAACCGCGATAACCACCACAATAGACATTCCTAAAATAAATGATAATATATCCATATGTTATTTCTCCTATATTCAAAGAACGGTAGCGTTTGTACCTGAAGTGGGACTTGAACCCACACGAACATTTCTGTTCAACAGATTTTAAGTCTGTCATGTATACCATTTCATCACCCAGGTTTATAATAAAATATAAATAAAAAAAATGAGATTAAAAAACCTATAAACAAAAAAAGCCAAAGTTTTTGAGGCTTTGGCTTAATACGATTGATTCATTTTTTCAATAAAAAATAAATAAAAATAAAACACTGAGAATACATGTTTTAGCAACCGACTTAGGAACATTATTTGTTTCTTTCCTTTTCCACAACCTTTTGAGTTGTACCGATCAATGACGGCTAATTAGATTAACCAATCCTTAAGTTGTCAAATACTCTTTTATTACTTATTACTCATCAAATCTGCCGACCTGACTCAGCCTTGCGGGCTTAGAGAACTTTCTTAAAAATCATATTGGGATTGAGTCCCCCTATGGCCAAGAACCACTCTTGACTGTGTAGTCATCTATCTTCAACAACTGACGAACACTTTTTCTTTTATTTTTTTAGTTTTCACCGATTGAAAGTAAAAGTTTGGTTTGTGAGGATATGGAAAGTAGTGGTTCGTCAACCAGCCAAGCCACCTTTTGAGCGACTCGATACTAAACTACTCTCTAAGACATCCCTGCCTTCATATTTTTGGTTTTCTTCAAAACTAAATCCTTGGTAGAATTTAATTAAGAACAATAACAGCACCATCTGTTTTTTGTTATACCTTCCGTCTTGCGACGCTACGGTTTTAAGACAACCATTATATTGAACCACGCAATTGTATAGTCGGATAACCACACTTCTCACAATAATTCTACGAGTTATTCTTATTGGTGTTCCCACCTCAACTAAACGACCTCACATCGCTTAGTCATCAAACCATTTCGCTACGGAGTTACCCTCACTACTTCAGGTTCAACGATATCTCGCTTGTCTACTTAAGATCCATTGCTGAATCCGCAAATCCTGTCAACCAACAGGCTTCACTTTATCCCACTTTCATGGTTTATTTTATTGACTATAGACCGCCAATATTTTTAATTCAAAGAACTATTTTTGCTTTCTTTTACAAAGATAAGAAAAAGGTTTCAAATAAAAAAATTATTTATAAAAAAGTTTAAAAATAATTTTATGTAAGCGGTGTAATAGGCAAATCGTCTTTCTTTAAAAACAAATTTTCTATATGGTTAACCGAACATGTGTTGAAGCAATAAACCATTTTATCGTCATCGCTTTTAGCATTCTCCCATCTACTTGCAAAAACAACTTCTAAATAATCACTATCTAAAATTTCATTAAGAGAGTAATCGTTTAAACTGATTTTATTTAAACCGTAATTATTTATTTCTTTTCTAATTTGTAGTGTTTCTTTATTTTCAAAATTGCTATTATACATTGTACCAACAAAACAACACGGCATTACATTTCCTTTACAATCAACGTATATCTCCATACCAATTTTATGACATGATTTACAACTTACAGATTTACCTTTAAATCTTTCAGGAAATTTAAAATCACTTAAATTGTTTTTTATAGTTTCGCCCCATTTCTTATCAATAGACTCTTTAGTTCGTTTATCTTTTGGTGGAAGCCAAATTTTATCTTCGCTAATCTCAAATTTTTTGATTGACTTATTTAATCTAAATTCTTCACTTGCAGGTTCTATTTTATAAATAAAATTACCCTCTTCATCATAAACCATCATGTCTTGATAGGTATCTGGTTCATGTGTATCAAAACCAAAAGGTCTCTTTGGTGAAAAAGTTACCCCAATTGTTTTTGCTAACGCCTCGGCTTCAACTAATTGATGTTCATTATGTTTGAATATTAAAAAATCCCATAATCCTAATGCACCTGATTTAACGTATGATTTCATATTCTTCATAACGTTATCCCATTTTACATTTCTTCTATATATGTGATTAGTGTCTTCTAAGCCATCAACAGAAAAAACAACATATCTACTATTAACACAAGGTTCGGCAAGAAGAGTCCCCATTTTTTTCCAAAATGCAACATCTCTCATTGAGCCGTTTGTGTTAATTTGAATTTTTGCTTCCGAGTTTTTGGCAACGTATTCCACAATTTCATATGCATCTTTAGCCATCATAGGATCACCATTGGTACCGCAAAAAATCCAACTTTTACTTCTTTGTACAAAATCTAAAGGAAACCATTTTTTGAAGCTGTCTAAAGAAACGCTACCCAAATCTAATTCAGGGTTAACCCTTAAAGAATGGTTTACATACCTTGGGCAAAGCGGGCAAGCAGCGTTGCACCGATTAGAAAGTTCCACATGGACTAAATGGGTGTTCTCATAGTTCCATACCATAGGTAAGTAATTTTATTTGCGGAGAGAGTAGGATTCGAACCCACGGACCTGTTACAGTCTACAGTTTTCAAGACTGTCGCGATAGACCAACTCTGCCATCTCTCCAATTATTTATTGTTATTATTATAACAATTATATTCCAATACTTGAATACAATTTTTCAAAAAACTTTTGTGGACCAGATAGGGCTCGAACCTATAATCTTCACATTATGAGTGTGCTGCTTCAACCATTAAGCTACAAGTCCTATTAGTCTTTTCCTTACCTCTTGATAACCACATTGCCATTCCGGTGTTACTGCCGGATGCTTACCACTTGCGTGGAGTGACTACCACATTAAAGTTTGATTCTAACTCACTTAAATTGCTCCATCCGTGTCATGCACTGGTTAACAAAGTCCTCGTTGAGTTAGTCTCAAAAAGTTACAGGTTTTTCGTACCATCTATGTACATCATAACAGACATAATCTGCGGTTACATTTTCGTATCGGGTTAATTATTCCCAACTTATAGTAACTCTACCCTCACCACCCTACCTCGCGAGTCAGACGGATCTTTTGGGATTCATAGACAGTGGGGTTACACCACCGTCGTCACCTGTTGAGCCTCGTTACGGACTTGAACCGCAGACCTAATCATTACAAATGACTTGCTCTACCAACTGAGCTAACGAGGCTTTTATGGAAAACAGAAGATGGGGGTGTGGACATCTGTTTTTATGATTGGCGTTTCTCACTATTCGCTAGCCCCGTTAAATCCCAATCAACCATTAGTCTTACAAAGATAATAAATATATATGAATATATGAAATTATAATAAAAAAATATTAGGCAACATTTAAATGTATAGGCAAATAGAAGTATTTATAAACAGACAAAAAATAAATATACCTCTCTCTCAGGTATTACATATTAACCTTATATGTAGTTCCGAGTGAGCTTTAAAACTCGGAACATTATGGAAAAATTAAGAACATTAACAAACGACATAGGTAATAAAATCTTTTTAGGTTTTTTATACTTAGCAATTACATGGACAATATTAGCCGTTTTATTCGGCATATTCATGACATACTTGGAATTATCCGGTAAAAGGGAAATAACAAGAAATATTACGAACTGGATAGAATGGAGAATAGATGGCACATTCAAAAACTCACCTGAGAATATTTGGTACAACGCTGAGGATCATATTTGGGTTGAAAGTGTTACCAATGAGGTTAAGATGGGTAAATTGGCAGGTAACAGAAATTTAGCTTTCGGTGTAAAAAATACATTGGAGGAGTTTTTACAAGAAAAGGGTTATGATTTAACACCTTCAGCCCCATACAAATTAAAAGTCCAAATAATCTATTTGGATGTTCTAACCACAAAAAAGAACGTTTCGGTTTTTCATAAAAATGAAGAAGAAGTTGTCATTCGTATGAAAGGAACTTTATATAAGGATGGTAAGAAAGAAAAGGAAATAATGGTTGAAGAGTCATCTTCTGAAATATCAATGTCCACATTGATTGTAGATGAAGGTGGGCAATTTAATCAAACATCTTTGAGTAATGCTCTAAAAAAATCGGCGGATAAATTAATAACCAAATTATTTGATAAATAATCATGAAAAAACTATTAACGCTACTTGGAATACTAGTAATATCCTTAGCAACAAATGCTCAATTAACAATTAATCAATCTGTAACTCCAACAACGGGATTAAAAGTCGGCGATACCATTTCAGTAAAATATACCGTTGCGAGAGGTACAACTACGCCAAGATATTTTTGGTTGAGGTATCAATTTAACAATAAGGCACTTGCATATGTTTCAACAACGTTCTCACAAGGAACATCAGTTCAAACATTCTACACAGGTTGGTCATCTTATAAGTTTACCGCAAGTACTGCAAATAGTATTACTGCTAAAGATTTATACGCACAATATCTAATATCTCCATGGGGTTACGCAGCCAACGCAGATTGGAATGTAGGACAATTAACTGTTCAAAGAACCGATGCATCAATCAACGGAGATCTTGCAACTCAAAAATATGTAATTAAAGATTTGGGAGCATATACCGACATCCACAAATTAGACTTATCATATTCAATTGACGCAACAAGTGCATACATTACACCAATTACGACTGACCCAGGTACAAT